ACGTGATTTAAGAGGCTCCGTCAGCGTATCCAGCTTCTTTCAGCAGGTTTACGAAGTCCTCTAACCTAAGAATTACTGGCCATTCCCCAATATTTGCCTCACCCTGACCATTAAGACGTAGAACAGCTACCGGCAAATCTTTACCATTATGACGTTCTTTTAGCTGTTTTATAGCTGCAGAGGGGTTGAAATCTTTGCGAGCCTTTACTTCCCAATCTATGCCTATAGTTCCAGTTACGTCAGTCCCCGATCTACCTGCACCGGTTGACTCTGCATAAGGCCAACCGTTCTCTACCAGATAGTTAGCCACAATTTTCTGTGACTTATAGCCACGATGTTTTCTACTCTGGGAAGGCATTACGCATCCGAGTAGTAATTAATACTTGTAGATCTTCTATAGACCCATTGTTTACAAAAATTTGATCTACTTTGTATCCGTCCATTTGAGATTCTGAAACGTGACCGTTTACTGGACCAACCCCAGTTCTTTTTACACGCCACACTTGACCGCCTAACTCTTTAATAGCAGCAGCCTCATTCTCAAACCGTACATCGGTAATCACAATTCGATCATCCGAAGACACGTTACGTAATGCTAACGTAACCCAAATATCTGGATCAATTAATTCTCTAGCGACTAACCCCATGTTTTGTAACAAAGCACGAACTTGAGGTTCTTGCTTTGCTTTATCCCAACCAACAAGGTTTACTAAATCCTGTAAGTATCCTGTAGGGCTACAAGCAGTCATTGGATTAACTAAATATAAAAACTCTCTAATCTTGTCTGCAAAGGCTATTCTTGTGTACCCATACTTTTCTACAAGCACAGATGCTGCAGTATCTTTACCTGACTGAGCGTATCCGGTAAGTCCTATAAGGTTGTAACTGGTGGCTATATCTAATTCTTCATCAGTAAATAGAGAAAGCTGTTCCCACTCTGGCTTCATGGTGTTGTCCATCCGCTTCTAACAGTTGCCTTATTAATATTGACTCTGCGAGTAATTTCTCGATTAATTAAAGAAATATCCTTAGAAAGACGTTCAGAGATAATATGGATAAGTCCACGATAGTTAGACAGCTCCTGTAGAGCGTCTAGCTTCTCTTTATAGTCTGGGTCAACATCAATCTCCGCATCGATCATAGACACAGAGGTGCCAGCTTTCTTTAGAGCTAATCTTTTCTGTGACTTTATAAAAGATAAATTTTTATCTGCTTCTGCCCTGTCTACTTCAGCGCACCAAAGTTGAAGGCTAATAAACTCCAAGTAAGCAACATACTTACTGTATAAGTCCATAACCTGTTCTTCCATAAGATCTGTAATGTCTGCTGGAAGAGATGGCGCATCGTAACCATAGCTTTGGTTTACATTCATACCTTGAAGTTGCAAAGCTTCAATAGTCTTACGACTAGCCTCTGCAACTCTTAATTCAATTGGACTCATACTAGGTTCTCCTTTGCCCAGTCATTCCATTCAAAAACTAAATCTCCTACATCAATTGTTTCATCAAAGCTGTTTTCATGCAAATGCTCAATAAAGTCATCATCTGCTACTAAAACAGGCAAACCTTTATAAGAATATTCCGCGGTACACATAGTGCACTCACAGTGCCCATTCCCATCAGCATCTTTCCAAAAATAATCAAGCTTTATACCTTCGTGTGTCATTGACCGCCCCATCCTCCGCCTTTAAGTTGAATGCCAAATGTTGAGTATTGGCGAAACGCCTCTCCCCCACACTCACACACTACAGCAGGTGCTGGACCTTCTGCAATTGGGAAAAAACTTTCAAAACTAGACTGACACTTAACGCATTTATACTCATAGTTCGGCATCTTGACTCCTAAAGGGTTCGCAACGTTTACATCCCTTGATAGGGTCAATACTACACACAGGTGGGCGGTCGTTGTCAACTGCCCAAGCAATGTCTAACGCCTGATCAAATAGTTCTTTTGTAAACTCTGGGTTGTACTGAACAGTAAACTCTTTATAATCCTGGTTAGCTTTAAGCTCATAGATATATACGATCTCATTTGGTGCAGAAGGTAGATCCCCGCTTTCAACCATCAAATGAGTTAGGTGCAGGTATACCTGACCCTGGAGTTGATGTGAACGGAAAGGAGCACGAATATTGCGCCATGCTTTTTCTAAGTCTCCGTCTGCTTGAGCTAGTAAAGCTGGTGCTTCAAAGCGAAGAGTGCCTGCGCCAATAGACTTAATCTCTATAAGGAAATCATCTCCCAAACCCTTTACCCAACCATCAGAGTGACCACCGATCCTGTGTTTGTTACTCCACAGAGGTACTTCTCGATACTCAAATACCCCGCACTCTGAATCATTAAAGTTTAAATCGGAAGCCAGCTCCCAGTCAGATGGTCCGCACTCAGAACAGTCCCACTTACCGTATAAGACTCCCATTTCAGTGAGCCACTTCTGCCACTTAGCGTGGATGGTGTGCCCCTCATCAAAAATAGACTGTAGACGAAGCGTAGGTTTTTCACGAACTTCTTTATAGTTACCTTTGATTGCATGATACTGAGCAAGGTGACACCACTCAGGCTTAATCATGTCAGATGGGTGAATGATGTCCATCTTACGGTTATCAAAAGGCTTTGCCAATAAGTGACGCTCAACAGCACCCACTAAACGAGTATCTCGTTTATTAGCATCTAGATATGCTTTTAAAGAAACCGTCTTAGGTTTGCCCGTATTTGCCATCTTGTTCTATCCATTCGTCTAGTGTTAATCCTTGTTTTTCATATTTGCGCTTTGCTGCATTTCTTTCTCGGTGGGACATTCCACCAAAGATGCCATGCAACTCATCGTTAATGATAGCCTCTTTAAGGCAATCTTTCCTAACCGGGCAAGCGGGTCTACCGTCCTTCCCCCAACAAATAGCTTTTGCCTTGTTGGCTATAGGTTTGTATAACGCTTTATCTCTTGGGGGGAAGAATATCTCTGTATCTTCTCCTCGACATTTAGCGTCGTATCTCCAAGCCCAACTAGGCTCGTTGTCATATTCCATTTAGTCACCTCTGATTGCGTTACGAAGTTCAAAGAAATCCTCCTCTCCTAAAACTACATAGTTCTCGCCATCAAGGTGAAGACCTAAAACCGGAATACGACTATCAAGGATAGCTTCGGTAGTAATCTTCTTAAGAACTTCTGATTTAATGGTTACTGACTTTTTGCCAGTCCATTTGTGCTCAATCAAAAGATCATCACTCCGTACGTCCCCTTTACGTGACCAGAAAGCGCCTGACGCTGCAGAACGCTTTCCATCCACCAACTTCTCTAAACGCTTCTCATGCTTTAGAGACTCTTTTTGTCCTTTACTCTTCATCAATAGCCAAAATCGGTTGAGCTTTAATAGTGCTCATTACCGCCTTACTCAACTCTTCACGTAGCTCAATCTCTTCTCTAAGAGAGTCAATAAGAGCCTGTGCTCCCTGCCATTTGCGGTCTCCGTAATACATCCATCCACCGCGTCGCTCAACAATCCCGTTAAGGATAGATAAAGCAACAATCTCCTTGCCAGTGTCATAACCACCAGCATCAACTGCACCGCCATCTGCAAAATAAAAGTCTAGATAAGCAGTCTGCTGTGGAGGGAAAGTTTTGTTCTTAATAGTGCGAACACGAATCGTTTGACCTACTCGACGCTTACTTTCTCCAGTACCTACTTCAACCCAGTCATCACGCTTTACTTCGCAACGTACACTGTACGCATAGTCCTTTCCTAAACCACCTGGGGTAGTTCTAGGGTCTCCATGCATAACGCCAATCTTCATACGGTACTGATTAATCATAATTCCTAAGACTGGTCGTTCTGATTCGATGAGGTCTCTTTTGGTAGCCGACGCCACTTTTCTAAAGAACTTATTGGTAATAAGTGCGCCACGACCCACAGTAAATTCTTCCATATGTTTTTGATCTTCTGCGCTAGGAACAAGGGCTGGAAGGGAATCCACAACAACCATGTCAACAGCCTTGCTCTCCATGAATTGAATAACCGAATCAAAAGCATCCTCCATACTGTTAGTTTCTACAAGTAGAACACGACTGTTATCTACTCCGCAAAGCTCTGCGTACTTGGCATCAAAATCTTCTGCAGCAATCCACACGGCTGTAAAGTCGGGATTAATCTGTTGATTAGCTGCAATAGTTCTTAAAGCAATTGCAGTCTTTCCGTGAGAAGCCTCTCCAACCAGTTCAACCCAACGATTCATTGGCCATCCGCCACCAAGAACAACATCTAGAGTCAAAGATCCAGAAGTAATGCGTTGAGACAACTGTGCTTCTCCAGCAAGAATAACGGTGTTAGCACCAAGCTTCTTGTTGATTCCTGCTGCAATCTTTAATGCTTCTGTACTTAGTGCCATTATTCAAGTCTCCCTACGATTGTTGTCGGATTAAATCCACCACTTTGATTTGGTTGCTTAGCTGCGATTGTTGGACCGCTACTAGACGCACCCGTACCGCCTGCTCCAGTTCCTGCCTGAACAATTGGATACCCGCAATCATAACAACGTTTACGTTGTGTGCCAACTGGCGCCATATAGTTACCAGACATACAACCTGGGCAACGCTCTGTATCCCGTGCACTTTGTGCCTTTGTAACCAATTGATCTTGGTTGGGGTCATACGAAACCTGTACGTTAGGGGTTTGCTGTGTAGGCCTGTAAACAGTTCCAGGAGGAAGGTTTGTACTTGGAGTAGAAGAAGGTTGTACAGGAGTTCCTAGTTTATTTGCCCACCAGTTATTTGACATTTCTATTTCCCCATTGATTTTCACAGCGAGTGCAGAACACAGTAAACTCCTCTTTACTCCAGGAGATGTTGTACATCTTGTGCCCAAAAATTCTACAGATAAATCTACTCATCGTCCATACTCACTTTCGAATGAATTAACCCAATATTGTTTAGTGTTGATACACAAGAGACTGAAGAGGCTAACGCAACCATCTTAAACAATTCGCTTAATTGATCTAAACCTTCTTCAGGTATTCTCTCTAGTTCAGAATCATGATCTAACGTATACGCAGCAGTTGCAATCTTTGCCAGTATTTCTGCGTGAGCGTCAATAAAGGGAAGCAAACCTGCAATCTTCCCTAAACGAGTTTCATGAGCCTCTTGTTCCATATCTGCTACCTCATCAGAAATAGGTGGTAGACCCATCATCTCTGCTATACCTTCTGTAGGTGTCAACATTGCATCATAAACAATTTGACGCATTAAAACACTTAGAGGCACTTGAGTAACATTTACCTTGCGTTTCTTTGATCTCCAAAACCTCATTTGGCCTCTCCCCATCGTTTTACAATCGTAATGTCTGCAAGCATTGGAACATTCAACGCTTTAATTTCTTCCATAGCTTTACGAATCTGTTCAGCCGTTTCTTCTGCAATCTCAGTAGGGGTAACAGTAACTAACTCATCGTGCACAGTTAAAATTAGCGAAGACCTTTCTGGGATCATTTTGTTAGCCCTAATCATAGCAAGCTTAATGAGGTCCGCTGCCGACCCCTGACGTTTTAACAAGGTGCTAGCAAAAGGTACCGGAGCTTGCCTACGGCTATCGCTGATAACCTGCTTCTTGTACCTAGCAACAGATGGGAATTTACGTACAAACTCATCTAACAGATCTCTAGCTTCTGCGAGAGAACAGCCAATAGAGTCAGAGATCTTATCCGGACCTACTCCGTAAGCTAGGGATAGAACTAAGACCTTGCCTGCTTTTCTATCTACTCCCATAGTATTACCAATAGTTGTATAGATATCTTCTCCGTTTAAGTAAGCCCCGCACATAATCCGGTCTTGACTAAAGGAAGCAATAACCCTAGGTTCAATTTGACTGTAGTCAGCAACTACCAAGGAATGTCCTTCTGGCGCAACAAAAAGGTTACGAATGGCCTTTCCGTTAGACGTGTGTGGAGCAGGAACGTTCTGAAGATTTGGATTACGACTAGAGAAACGTCCAGTCTCTGCCCCATACTGAACAAAGTCTGTGTGGATCCTTCCCTTAAACATAATACTCTTCTTAGCAGTAACTTTAGATTTACCAGCCAAAGTTCTAGTTATGTCACCGCCTAGATATGGAATTACATAGGTAGTTAACAACTTGTTTAAGTCTGAATACTCAATCAGAGCATCGACTAGTGGATCCTTTCCTGCAAAGGCTTGCAACGCAGGTTCTGCTACTGAGTAATCGGATACCGAAGAAGGCTGGCCATCCTCCGCTCTTTTCTGTCCGGCAGGGGTTAGTACTTTTGGACGTAAACCTCTACCCCCATCTTTTTTAGAGGAGTAAAGCATCTTTTGTTTTTCAGGAACACTGTTAATATTAAAAGCTTTTCCTGCAAGACGATAGATCGTTGCTTTACAAGTCTCAAGCTGAACTTCAAGGTTTGCCTTCAAGTTTTCTAGCTCTGCAACATCTATATCCGCACCGCGTAATTCCATACGGCAGATAACTTCTAGAACATCCATCTCTAAGTTAAAGATGCCACGAAGACCATCCTTCTCAAGATTAATAGAGTAAAGAAGGTACAACTTCCAAGTCCACTCAGCATCTAACGCAGCGTATGTAGCAACCTCGTCAAAACTGTGCTTCTCTACTTCTTTACCTACTCCTTTGACCATGTGATAGCCAAACTCGCGCTTTCAACAATCATCTAATCCAAGATCGTTGCGGTTTTGGTTATCTAAGATAAACGCAGCATTCAATGTACAAAAGTAATTTGGTGTAGGCAGTTGCCCAATGTATTTAGTAACGCTTTGTAAATCAAATTTAAGGTTGTGACCAATCTTTACTTTGTCACTATGCAGCAAAGGCTTTAAAGCTTTAAAGACCTCACCAGCAGTTAATTGCTCAGGTGCTGGACCAAAGATACGCGTTGCTTTGCGTTCATCTTTGCTGTAATCAGAATCTCGTAATTCCATGCCTTTAGATACTCTAACTACGGCAGAGGGTCGTAGGCAGCAACAAGATCTTTAAGTTGTTTCTCTGTGGTAATAATATTCATAGCGCTCCTTGATTAGGTGCGCTGAGGGCCCATTAGAGAAAGGAGACAAGAGACTGGGCCCTCAGCACGATTATTTGAGGTTAGTTACCGGATGCAATTTCACGAGCAATCTCAGCAAGTTCAGCCTTGGTAGACGTATGTAATGCGTCTGGTCCTAGTGGCTTCATTGTTTTAATTAGCTCTGCAGCTGCAACAGGGTCAATACCCCAATCCTCAGCAAGGTCACGCTCTTTTACAGGTGTAACTGAGTATGATGTTTTTGTACCGGTGCCAGACTTGCTGACTGCCCAGTAAATGTCAGGACGATTAAGTGGACCCGTCTTCTTATCAGAATCAAGTTTCTCAAGTTGTCCGCATAGACGAACTCCAACAATCATTAGTTGTAGTTGTGGATCTTCGTCAGATAGGTTAAGAACAGTAAACGCAAACTTTTGATCTGGCTTACTTCCTACAGCAACTAGCGGGTCGCCCTCACCAATGCTAATGAAAGACTTCTTTCCAGGACGGTTAACCCAGTGCTGCATAAAGGACATTGGCTCATTACCAATGAACTTAATTAGTTGGACATCCTCGTCAAATCGGAAGTCAGTTGCGAATGTTTTGTTGGACTTTGCTACAGCTTTCTTAGCTGCTGCCCAACCTGTTTGGATTACTGAAGAACGCTCAGGAACTTCTGATTCGTCTTCAGCTTGGAAGATCTCTTCAAGAACTTCGGTAGTAGGTGTGTCAACTACATAAGAGTCGACGTTTGGTGTTGCTTGGTTTTCAATGCGGATACCCATTTGGATATTCCTTTCATAGTCAATGGATCATTGGTTGATGGTCATATTAAGTTGTTTCTTGAGTATGAATCTTAGTCCATTTCTCCATCAATTCAATTGATAGATCATGATGTCGATTCCAATCAACCCGAGGGGCTTCAAGAAGTCCTCTAGATTGAAAGCTCTCGATAGTTGCTTCGACAATTGCTTTGCTGTACATCCGCCATCCGGGCTTCTTTACACCATTTACAATCATTGACTTCAGGCGATAGGGTGCACGTGGTATATAACCTTTTCGTTCCCAAAGCCTCAAAGTAACTAACGGTCTGCCTAATGCAAGAGCCATAGCTCCGGCACTAAACAATTCTATCACCTTTCCGTTTGGTAATGCTTTGACCTGAGGGTCGGCATTCCAAGCATTTGGTGCAGAAACTTTGCGTGGTTTTACATTTGGATCTGGTTTACGACGTTTACGTTTTGAGCCAGGGTAGTAATCATCCAAGCCTTCAAACAGTTTGTCAACTTCGTCGTTCATATCTACCTTAAGATTTAGAAGGAATAAAAGCCCAAATAATTTTCTTAGGGAACATCGTATCGATATCCTCTTCTGACAACTTACCTTCGTAAAGACAAGCCATAACCTCGTCTTCATTTAGTACTGGTTGCATAGAGTAACAGCGATCTGCTAATCCTCGCTCATTGAGGATACGGGTAGCAGCATCTGCATCGAGGCTTTGAGAAACCTTACGTTGACGTTGTAAAGAACGATACCCGTCTACTTCTTCCTCTAGTGGGTACCAAAGATGACCCTTATCATCAGGCTCACCTTCTCTATCTACTAAATCAGATAGATAAGCTTTGATCTGTGTTTGTTCTTTAGTTAAGTCATCTAGTTGACGCTTAATAGCAACGAATTGCTGAACCTTACTTAATACGGAACTTACCGGCTTTTTGTCCGGTGGAATAATGTTTGGCATGATGCCTCCTTTAGAAGCATCCTATATCACGCCACTGACATATTGCAAGTTACTTAAGGTTTTCCCATAACTCCTGGTCAGGGTAGCCTGTGGACTTACGAGGAGGGTCTATATAGTCTTTTAGAGCCTGAACGATGACATCAGTCACCGTACGGCCTTCTATGGCAGCTTTTTCTTTTACAGCAGCCCAAAGGTCGCTGGCTACACGGATAGTCCGTGTTGGTGTCTTAGGTGCGTTAGGCATTGAATAAGTTTAAACGGTTATATTCTGTAAGAAAGCCTTAAGTGAACCCGCAGTTAAAGCAACTCCGCCCTTATCATCTATACCCTCACCGTCTAATACAGCAGCAGCTACAGCTATTTTTTGTTGCAACATAGCGTGTTGACGCTCTTCAATAGACCCCTCCATTAAGAAATCCTGAATAACTATGGACGTCCAAGTAGACGATGCTCTACGAATTCTGCCGTTACGTTGTACAGCCAAACCAGCATTCCACGGCAAGTCATAATTAATGAGTAAGTTAGCTTGAGGCAAATCCACACCATAGCCACCAGCATCAGAACTAACAAGGATACGCACATCAGGATCAGTCTGAAACCTAAGTTTAGATTCCTCTTTATCTTTTGCATTCATTTCTCCGGTATAGGGCGTGCTGCCCCAATCTACAACTAAGGTGTTCCTAATGATGTCCACCATATGAACATAACTAGTAAATATAACAACTTTATTTCCTTCGTACTGGCTTAAAAAGTTGTCTACATACTCTTTTAAAGCAGAAAGTTTAGGTGCTTTTGTAACTGCATCTAAACGCCCTGTCTCTTTTAAGTCCGCTACATACCCAGAAGATTTTGCGGATACCTGTAGTAGTTCTGGGTGATCGCACAACATTCTTAAAGAGGTTAGTTTAGACATGATCTTTCCACGTAACGCATCAGCCCCATCAAAGGAGTTTGCTTGACCGTAGTGAGAAAAAATATCAAAGTTAGAGCCGTAAGATTCCATAGCCTCTTCTAAGTCTGTGAGTATCTCGTTAGCTATGCTTTTGTAAAGCTTGGAACCAGCTGAGTCAAATTGAATTAAAATTGGTTCAGCAAAGATAGTCTCAGGCAGATATGGCGCAACGTCTGCATCTGACTGACGCTTTCTGACGCAAGCAGCGGACAAGGTTGTATTTAATAATGGAAGGTTGCGATAACGATCTACTCCGCCAAATCTGTTTCTAACGATAAAGGTTGAGTCAAATAAATCAAAACGACCTAAAAGACTGTTATCTACAAACTGCATAATTGAGTAGAGCTCTTCTGGTTTTCCGTTTTCTACCGGTGTACCAGTAAGAGCAAACTTGTAATCGCTCTTTAGTTTCTTTACGTACTTGGAGCGTTTGGATCTAAAACTTTTGATTGCGGTTGCTTCATCGCAGACAATGAATCCTGAAGGGAGCTGTCGTACATACTCCCAGTCGTTAACAACTTGCTCGTAGTTGAGAATGACGTAATCAACGAGTGTATGACCCCAGTCGAACGCTTCTTGGTACTGAGCTTCTCTTTGTTTCGGCGTTCCATCAATGACCAAAGGTGTTGAAGATCCATCTGTAAACTTCCTAATCTGATCTGCCCACTGATACTTTAAACTGGACAGGCAGATAATTATACCTGGCTCTGTAATCTTCTGTTCGTCCATAAGACGCTCAATAGCTGCGATAGTAAGGACTGTCTTACCTAACCCTAAATCATAGGCAACCAACATCTTGCCACGATCGCACATGGCATCTACGGCTTCCGGTTGATAGGGAAGCAGGGTGCCTGTAAAAGTCATTAGTTCCCCCGAATGATTGCCATTACCTCTACAAGTATAGCAGTAGCGGATTTAGGTGAACCGCCCCGGTAGTACTCGCTTACGTGAGCAATCTCTTTAATGATCTTTTCTCGTATAGCGGCCTCAGTCTCCGTAAATTGCTTGTTCACCAAATACGAAGTGTTTAGCTTTTTCAATGCCGTACTCGATCTGCTCACGAGTCATATCCCCTATATCTTTTATATCGGTGCCTGCGTAGTTAAAGAACCAACATTCCATGCCCGCCTCTTTACACTTTGCAAACATTTCTTTGGAAGCTTTTTCTCCAGCGGCATCAATCCTAGGATTATCAAAAGCAAAAATCAACTTCTCGGCTCTCCTAAATAAATCAAACTGGGCTTGGCTTACTGATGCGCCGTAGGTTGATACCCCGCCTACCTGAAGTTTGGATGAGCTGATCTTTACGACATCTAACGGGGACTCAACTATGAGCATAGACGTAGTCAAGATCGAATCAATACCAAAAAGAGTAAGTGACTTCTGAACCCCTGCCGGCCTGTTCCGAAATGTCCGATTTGTCTGTCCCTTTTCTTGCCAACCCATAAGTTTGGAACTCTCAGCATTCCTAATTGGAATAATCCAAGCCTCCTGTTTTGTATCCCATTTAAGTCCGTGATTCCAAGCAGCGCTTTGAGTTAGCTGACGTGCTTGTAAAGCCCAATCAGGTACTTCATCAAATACAGCGAGGCGTGCTTCACTCATTTCAATCGGACGTGGTGGTGGGCCAACATACGCGTTACGCATTTCTTCAAGTTGTTTAGCAAGCTCTTCAAAGTCAACTTCGATCTCTTGCTGTAACCATGCTTTTGCAGCCTCATAGTCAGGACGATCAAACTTAGTTTTAAGTTCAAGCACATCTGCTATAAGACCAAGCAAAATACCTTTGTATCCACAGGAGAAGCAGTGGTGGACACCGGTCTCAGTATTGATTGACCAAGATGGGTTGTTATCTTGACGACCAACGCGTTCTAAGTGCATCGGGCACAGACTAGTAATCTCCCTATTACGTTGAGAACCGTCTACACCCAGACGAAGGAGTACCTTCTCAATATCCCCGTCGCGGTACATTTACGAAAAATCTGCAATCACTCGATACATAACCTCGGTGTATACAGCAACATTAGATGCAAGATCTTCTGGATGATGTAGATCCTCAGTTGTACTTGGCCAGTTAGAGTACATATAGCCACGCAAGCTTTCAGCAAACTTATCTACAAAATCGTCAATGGTCATGTAACCACGTTCAATAAGTTGTTCATCTGTAGGCATTCTAAGTTTAGCCACTGTAATCCATCCCATCAATTGGTGTCGGTGCTGTTGCTAGTGCGTCACATAACGCACATTCCATATCTAACATATATAAAGAAATTTCTCCATCTTCAAACATTGCTTTTACGTTCCATAAGGTAGAACCGCACACGCAAACGTGAAGTGGAGCATTCTTATCCCTTAAATCTAAGCTCATACTAGTGCTCGTTTCCGTCGTCGCAAGTTCTTTCTGTCTTGAGGAGTTGTGCCTCCCCAAACACCATCTAAACTACTGTCCGACATAGCATACTCTAAGCAAGCTGTGGTCAGCGGACAGTCTCGGCATACAGCCTTAGCCCTCATCACGCTCACACGGTCTGTGTAGTCCTCAGGAAAGAACATATCTGGATCAACAGCCTTACATAGTTGAGTCCCATCAAATGGTGCTGATTCCAAATAGAGATCCATACTCTTCGAACTTCCCTTCTTCCCAGTCCCACAACAGGTCACTTGATGCTGGTCCACAATTACGACTTGCAACGATACGTAGTTCACGGGAAGTATCGTCTTCTTCATCTTGCTTTTGCAATCCAAGAATTACATCAGAGTCTTGATAGAAAGATGATGAGTAACCAATTGCATCTGCTGATACCTGGCGCTTCTTCATCTTCCACAACAGAACTTGAGTAGAAATAACAATAGGAATTTTCTTAGCCATAGCAAGTTGCTTTAGGCCACGAGTTATATTAGTTAACGCTTGAGGGCTGTTCTGCTCTCCGGTAATTTCGTCAACCATCAAATACACACCGTCTACAAATACGATATCTGGACGAAGCTTGTCAATCTTTGCAGCAAGTCCGGTAACAGTCATTGCAGATACAGCATCTGTTAAATAGAACTTGTGCATGCTCTCCATCTCTTCAAGAACCTTTTGATAACGAGCTTCCTCTTCTTTAGTCAGGGCCCCGCGAATCAGCCGGGAGTGAGCAATGTGGGAACGCATCGCATCGTGTCGATGTTGCTGCTCAATGTTGTTCATCTCAAAAGATTGGAACAAAGGAACAAAGCCATCGTTGTGCACATTAACTGCTACCTGCAAAGCAAGAACTGACTTACCTGTTTTAGGTGGAGCAATAATTGTAATTAGTTGACCTGGCTGTAACCCAGCAGTTGCTTGATCAATAGTTTTGAATCCGGTAGCAATTCCTAGTAAACCATTTGGACGAGTCTTAACGTTTAGGTACTCATCAAATCGCTTAGTGGCATTGTTAGTTAAATCAATGTCGGTGCTCTCTCGAGAACCCTCGTCAAGTAGCTTTGCTACGCCCTGTCCAAGTACTGCAATAGCAGTGTTGTGATCTCCCGAAGCAATTGCTTCTGAGGCATCTTGAACTACTGAAATAGTGCTTTGACGTTTGCGGTATTCAATTAACTGATCTAATAAATAATCAATGTTGTCATCTACTGCAAGTAAACGATAAGTAGGGAAGTTATCTAATACGGTAACTCCGGTAGGCACTTCTTGATACCGTGTCCAGTGTTGACGAATAAACTTCCAAACAGCTTTATTCTCTTCAACAAAAAACCAGTCGTCTTGTACTCCGGCTTCAAGTAGAACTGAAATGTCTCTGGTACGTATTGCACGAGACAGGAGTCGTACTTCGTTATCTGCTGCCACTACAACCTCCCCATCTCTAAATATTTACTGCCATACCTTAGTCCCCTAGAGGGGATATCCACAACTCCTTTGAGTTCTGGACGATAGGGAAGTTCTCCGACCAAATCTGCTACTGATTCGTACCTGTTTACATAGTTGAATGGGTTAGTCCCAAGATTGTTTAAATCTTCAAAGACTTCTTCCATTTCTTTTTTTGTATAGCCAAACCCTACTAACTCTAATGAGTATCCGTACTTTTCTGCAAAACGCCAAAATAGAGAAAGAGACTGACGGTTGTATTGAGACTCTTCTCCGAATACAGGGACACCTAAAACTTTCTTAACAGTTGGTTTTCTATCAAGAACGCAATCTAGTGTTACTACTACTCGAAGAGGGACCTCATTTGAGATGTCCCCGCCCTTCACTAGATTACTTCGATCTTGCCGTAATTAATTAAAAGTTTTCTAAAAGCTTCGGGAGATTGAACCGCAAGGTTAGCCTCAAGGACCGGTGCCTTTGTAGAGATTTGTGTTGGGTAGAC